CATTGTACTACTACGACTATACTAATAATCGCTGGCCCGCCACTGGGTTTCCCCAGGATTGGCAATGGAACAGTGATTATCCCTATGTCGAGACTCAAGCCACTTATGATGAAACTCATAAGGGCCCGCCTTGGCATGATGGAGGTCCGTTCGCTACGATTCGTGTAACGTCCATTAAACCCTTTGCATTGCAAGGGTTTAACACCTATAATGGTGTCAACCTTGACAAGTATAACTGGAAACGGTATGTTGGTGGTTTTTCACCACCACGTAATACCGTCTGGGGGGACCCCAATATTGATAATATTGGCGGTTCCGTCGGGATCAGTAGTAACTTGTGGTTGAATTTAGCGGCTTATCGAAGTATGGTGTATCCTCGTTTGAGGCCACACCTTGAGAAGGCAAGCTCTTTTGTCTTCTTGGCCGAGGGGAAATTTTCCGGTGAAGATTCTGTCCGAATGCTTCACTCTTCTGCTTCTCGTTTCCACGATGTGTGGAGGACGATGGGCGGGAACACTCGAGCCAAGCTCATGACACCTAAAAAAGTGTCTGAGGACTTTCTCAACCATCAATTTGGATGGGTACCGTTCCTAGGTGACCTTGGTAAGCTTCACAAAGCTTATGAGGATCACTCTTACTTTCTCTCACAAATTCGTGAGAGAAATGGTAAGTGGACAAGGAATCGGGCTTCGATATTAAACACGACGAGTGAAACCCGGGAGGCTTCTGGGACTGGTATGTTAAACATCCAGCCTTCATTGCCTACTGTGGATTTCTTTAGTTTTGAACCCCGCTGGGAAGTGATCAAAGCCGTAACGACTTCGATTAACTGCCAGGGATCTTTCAAATACTATCGTCCAGAGTTTGACGAAGGTGTTTACAGACATAGTGCGTACGGCAATGGTGCCGAAGCATATGATTCTATAAACCGACAATTGCTCCTTTATGGGGCTCGTGTCACTCCGTCAAATGTGTATAGGGCTACTCCGTGGACGTGGCTCATCGATTGGTTTACCGGTTTTGATAAACATGTTGATTATCTAACCGATATTACCTTAGATGGAGTCGCGGCCAAGTATATGTTCCTTACGGCCCATATTACTACAGAGAAGGTGTTTAGGATTTACCTACCCTTTTCTGCAAGTCCTGGGCCCATCACGCTTGAATGGCGTCGAATTATTGACGTCAAGCAGCGTGAAATAGGAAATACTCCTTATGGATTTGACCTGTCTTGGGATTCTTTAACCCCAAGGCAAATAGCCCTCCTGGCAGCGATAGGGATAACCCGTAAGGGTTAGTAACTATCCTGTCAAACTGGAGGATCTGCCTGTGTACTTGTCAAATCTTGTAGACTCGTCACCTACGGGATCTACACAGGATCAACGACCATTAAACTCAATGGAGGTCAACCACTATGTTTGCCGATCCACAATCGGTCACTGTCAATTCTGTCGCTCAATCGATGCCTAGGGTGTCGACAAACGGAAAACAAACCGTTTATCAAAAGTCCGATGAAACTTTTAAGTTAACCATCGGGCATACACCAAGCGGGAACCGTGTAAGGTCCCTTGCTCGCCTCGATCAGCGGGCGATTGTAGCCGATCCGCTTACTGCGGAAAACGACTATCAAACGCTTTCGTTCTATGTTGTTATCGATAGACCCAATTATGGGTTTTCGATGACACAGACGGAACAGTTAATAGCCGGGTTTAAAACCTGGCTAGACAACACGGCGATTGACAAGCTTTTTGGACAAGAAAGTTAATGACTGCCAAAGCTTTTGCCGAGGCGGCCATAACTTTAAATATCGAGTTTAATAACCTCCTTAGGGAGGAAATTGCTCGAAGAAAGGAGAGAGAAGACATGGCGAACGTAAAAACGATCGACGTGTACATCCTATTCCTGGAGATACTCCCATCTATTCTTGGCATACTTGCCAAGAAGAAGGTAGGAAAGGTTTCCAAGAAAGATATCCTTACTGCGATTAAAACCGCAGCGGATAATCTTCTTTCTACAGATTGAGAAAAGGATACTTTTTGGTATTCCTTATCTTCGTTCTGTTTCTTGTCCTCTTTGTGC